GACTGTAAATCTGCTGGCAATGCCTTCGGTGGTTCGAATCCACCATCCCCCACCATTGGACGCATATCCGAACCCCGCTTTGTGTGGGGAACGATACTCGTCCAAACCAAAAAACACTCCTTACCGTAACTGGTAGGGAGTGTTTCTTTTTTTATTCTTCGCCGGTATATCCGTGTAGCTTGGCACATTTCAGAGCGCCCAAGATCATCTTATCCTGAGCCAACTCCCTCTCGTAGTCGGCAGGAGCATCGAAGTGACGCTGCATATTCACTCTGTCATGGACAACCTTTCCCTCGTAGAGATTTATCAGCCTGTCCATCGTGAGGTTTTTCAGGACTTGCACCAGATCACCCCTCCGCTTCGTTATCAGCCTTGCTCTTGACCTTGATACCGGCAAGCAGAGCCAGTTCGATTGTCCATGCCGCAAACCACGCCACGGTCAACTCCGTCTGCACTACATGATCGTGGAAATTCGCAATCAAAACCGCCACGGTGTACCATGTCAGGTTGAAGACTGACACGATCACAAACTTCGTGCGAGTCTTCATTTTCTTCTTAGGCGGTTTGTAAACACGCTTGCCGTCCATAGAGATCACCTTCACTTCGTCAGGTATGCGCCAGAGCAGAAGCCGGTATAGGTCACGCCCTTGTAGGTGAACTGGACAAAGAGCCACTTCACGCCGTTCACAGGAGTGTAATAGCCGTAGTTCTTCACCTTGGTTCCCTTGGGGATAGCAACCAGCACCTTTGCCGCAGTACCGGCAGCGTTGCGGACATTAAGGCCGGAAGAAGCGGTGACGGTATATGTACCCGCCAAGGACTTGTCGAGCTTGGTAGCAACGCCGGTGGCCTTAACAGTCGTAGGAGAAGCGGGAGTGGTAGAGGTAATGGACTCACCCTTGACCAACTTGCTCACGAGAGCCTGAACAGCAGCGTAGTCATAACCGGCAGCGGTCAGGCGGTTCTTCCGATCTGCGCCGTTGCCCCACTTGCCCTGATAGACCTCTTTGGCGATTTCCTCATTGGTCTTTTTGGGAGTGGTAGGCTCAGGTTCAGGTTCGGGGTCGAGAGTTGCAGTACCGCCAATCTGAGCGTTGACCTTCTTCACAATATCAGGGTGATCGTTGAAGAGGTCATCACCGGGGCAAGCCTTAGCCGCAAACCAACGGTGAACAGTCAAAACCATCTCACCGGCCTTAGGCTCATAGGCCAGAGCGGTATCCTTGTCAGGGAACCACACCACCTTATTCTTACCGTTGCGCTTGCAAATGTCCACGCACAGCTTGATAAGGGCGGCATACGCCTTGTCAGACACAGGCCAAGGGTGAGCGGCTACGGTGTTGGCAACCTCGATAGTGACCGCTCTCTGGTCATTGGCTCTGGAAGAAGTACACCAAGAGCGGTTTGCTTCGTCCACATACAGGCCGATACGACCATCGGAACCAATGCCGTAGTTACTGGAAGCCTGTCTGCTGCTTTTAGAAAATAGAGAGCCGCAGGACTCCACAGACAGATTACCCGCCATACAATGAATGGAAATGCGGTCAATGGGCATGGTACGCTTACCAGAATGGTTGGGACTGAGGACAGTACAGGAAATGAGAGAACTGTTACTCATCGTCATCGTCCCCCTTTCCGTCACCCTCCATGAAACCGGCAAGGGTATCTTCGTCTACCACATCACCGTCTTCATCGTAGATATAGCCGGTCTTCTTGTCGAGCTTGAGCTGCCCAACATAAGGGAGATCATCGTCAATCTCGTGGTTGTAGTACCTCAGATTGAGGGTGGGTTTCTTTTTAGCCATTGTCGGTTTCCTCCTTCCTGAAATCCAAGATAGCCTTGAACTTAGTAAATGCTTCAACAATGTACTTGCAGGACACCATCAGAACCGCACCAATAATTACGAGGTCGCTGAAAATCTCTGCATACTCTTCGGGGATTGTCCACCCCACCATATCAGCAAACAGGGGCAGCGTAGTAACGGACAGACACAGAAGTGTCAGGCCGCAGATGAAAGCGACAATCTTCAAGCCGGAGTTCATCAGCTTGTCCTTGCTGAAAGGCTCCAACAGGATTTTGATGTTGTAGTACATCGAGAAGGACATATTGGAGAGGTATGCACACAGGAAAATGAGCATAGCCCACCCGATGTTCGTCAGGTTGTGCAAAATGGTTTCGAGCATAATTTTTACCTCCAATTTTTAATTTAGGTGAGTTAGGTGAGTAATCGGGCGTTTTTCCTATAAACTCCCTCTTATACACGCATACTAAGAGAAAGTTATAGGGATTTTGACCCGATTACTCACCTTTATCACCTTACTTTCGGGTCATGCAGGCTTGTGAAAGCCCTCCAAGTCCTCGATACGGTGGTTGATGACCTTGATTTGCTCCTCAACCACAGGAACACGCCTTGCGAAATTGTTGTGTTCCCGCACTTCACGGGTTAGTTCGTTCAACTTGGTTTCGATGACCGCCTGCTGCTTGTCCAGTTTTGCGTCAACCTTACTGGCAGACTTGCCGGACGAGTAGATGATACCAAGCAGGCTCAGACCACCCGTGATAATAGCGACCAGAATTGCGTCACTCATGTCCTGCCCCCTTTTTTACTTGCCGGTGTATTCTTCCCAGCCAGCGGGATAAGCGTCCGGGGAATACACATTTCCGTCAATCAGGCTGCGGTACAGCTTGTCGTTGTAACTTACAATGTCGCCCTTATTGTAAGCGTCATGAGCGCCTGTTGGCTGAGTCCACACGGGGTAGCCAGAGGGGGTCAGGCCAATCGGAGTATAGAGAGCGGGAAGTGTATCAGGCTTCCAATCTGCTTGAGAAGTGTGCGCCTGTACTACTTTGTAGAGCTGCGGGTCGCCTACACCATTCACGCCGTAGGTGAAATAATCACCAACAGCATAGGCATGACCGACCTGATAGGGGTCGTAGATGGTTGCAATCATCATTGCAGAGTCTTCGTCAAGGCTTTTGGCGAACATCTGAACAGCCTTGCGGAACTGCTCAGAATTACGAATGTCGTTCGGGTCAGTCAGCAGAGCGGTCAGACTGGAAGCGTAAACGCCATCGTCCACTTCTTCGACCGAAACCGTTTCAGCACCGTCCAGTTCGGGGTGTCCGTTGACATGGTACACGGTGCCGTTCAAGGCAATACCCTGTGCATTGTCCTCGACCGTCAGGCCGTAGCAGCCGTTTTCCTGCATACATACCCAAGTTAGATTGCTCACAATGCCGAGAACTGCGTCCTTCTTGATGATTTTATACATGGCTTTTCCAACCTTTCTCGTCCGGGTAGAACCCGTACAATGATTTGAAATACTGATTAGTGTGTTGCCGCACCTTGAAGCTATGACCTCGCTTCATGTGACCGTTGTAGGAGTCCACGGAACACCGAATATCAGCCAAGGTCATTTCGCCCCGGTCGAGCTTTCCTCGGAAAGCTCTGAGCTTGTGTCGAACGATTTTTGTTGAGTCTTTGTTCATCTTCCGAACAACCTTGCCGGTCTGTGTGATGATGAACCTCGTTTTCAACCAGCGGTAATAATCTCTGAGAGGAATGACCCTTGTCTTCCTCAAGTTCAGTTCCAGACCACACTTCTCGCAGATGATTTTTAACCCGTCCATACAGAGATACAGGTCATCAATATCAGGGCTGATTGCCACACCATCGTCCATGTATCGCTCATAGGCTTTGATACGGCAGACCTCTTTGAAATAGTGGTCGATCATATTGGGAAGCATGAGGGCGTTTGTCTGAGATACCTGACTGCCAAGACCCAATCCCACAGAACCGAAGTCCGTAATAAAGCTGTTCGCAAGCTCTCTGATTTTCGGGTCATGAAGTCTGCGGTCGGCTTCACGGAACAGCGGCTCGTGTGGAGCTGAGTCAAAGAAGCTGTGAAAATCGTAAAGCAGAACCCCTCCTTCCAGACCGTACTTCCTGTAATGCCGTTGGAGGTAACAGGTCATACGGCGCAGGGCGAAGTCCATACCTCGGTGTTTCAAGCTGGCGGAGTTGTCATAGATGAAACAGGCCGAATAGATGGGAACTAAGCAGTAGTCACACAGACACTTTTGAACCGCTCGTTCCGTGATATGGACTGATCGGATATACCGCTTCTTCCCTCGCTCCATGATGGTGAAAGCGTGAAAACCACGGTGCTTGAAGGTTCCGTTTTGAAGTTCCCGATGGGTCTTTGCGATGATCGGAATGATATTACCGATATACCGCTGAGTTGAGTTTTTCCAGTAGACACCCTTACAGCATTTCTTCCCGGAAAGGTAAAGGTGTCTGAACGAAAAGACTTCATCGAAATCACCACATTCTTTGCTTCGCCGCAGACGAGCTTCGTCCCGCTTGGCTTTCCTGCGCTGATAACGGGCTTCTCTCCGTTCTTCACTTGTCATAGAAGGTTCCCCTCCGTACAGTCTTATTGTCGGGTACGGGTTCTAACTGCTTGTAGTACCAGCCATGAAATGAGCTACCGTACAATCGCTCACCATGCAAGAAGCGTCCGGCTGACTACATCGGACGGGGTGTTTTGGCTTGGTAGCCGGGAACAAGCCCTCCCTCTGCAAAAGGTACTGATTTCGCCCAAAGGGGTTACTACGACTGACCTATGCGAAGTTGCAGAGTCCGAAGGACACGCCATTGGAGTTGCTGGCGTTGTTATTGTTGGCGTTGCCGTTGTTGTTCACATTACAGAAGTTGTTGGTGTTGCCGGAATTAGGAGAACGCTCCCACCAGTTGTTCGCAGAAACGGTAACAATTACAGGGCTTGACCCAATGAAAAACTCACGCAGGGAGGTCTTTATACCTCTCGTGGTCAGCTTTCCGAACCTTGGAGATAAGCTGTGCTTCGTCCGTGATGTACTCTCCAAATTCCTTCATGGCGTGGTCAATCCACGGACATTTTTCAGGGTTTTGGAGAATAGCGTCATAGAGCAAAGTCAGCTTCGGGCTGAGATTTTGAAGGGCGATGTTGGCGTTAATCAGGTGATCTCGCCGCATTTGCGCTTCATGCTGATTGTGCGGGTAGATGTTGTTCGCCGCTCGGACTTCCTCATGAACCGTGGAAGCCAGCTCGAAGATACGGTTTGTCAGCAGAGGTACGTATCTTTTAGGAGCCTTGGTGCAGACGGAGAAAGCGTGAAGCTCTAACCGTCTGGCGGTTTCGATGAACTGCATGGAGCTTTCGCCACGCATAGCTTTGATGACTGACACGCCAACATTCCTTTCTTACACCGCCCCTGACGGGGCGGGATTGGTGTTGATGAAACTGGGGATTAAACGCAGAAGCCGAAGGACACGCCACCGGAGAAGCTGGCGTCGTTAATGGTGGCGTTGCCGATGTTGTACACATAACAGAAGTAGTCGGTGTAACCGGAACGAGGAGAACGCTCCCACCAGCCGTTCGCAGAACCATTGACCTTCTTAATGGTGCTGTTGCCAGCGGTATAATACTCGTATTGCTTACCCTCACCAGCGTAAGAATACTGAGTAGCACCAAAGACTTCGATCTCGGACAGAAGGAACAGCTTGTCAGAAGTGGTTTCCAGACCGGAACTGTTGTTACCCACGCTGGTCACTTTGTTGACGAACTTCAACACGCTTTTCAGGTCAGAGGAAAGCTGGTTCAGCAGTGTTGCCATTGTGGAAGTACGCATAGTGGAACCACGCCAGCCGTTCACATTGGTGTTGGAGCCGTTCATGGAATAGGTCGTGTTCAAACAATCGACCAACTGGAAGGTGATACCAGCCTTGGTGCGGCTACCGTCTGCGGTGGTCAGAGTATCATGGTCAAAGCCGATGATTTGTGCCGCATAGGTCACGCCGTTGACTGTAATGTTCTTCTTGTCACCGACCTTCCAGTAGTTCGGAGCCTGACCGAACTTGGAAACAGCGGCGATGTTGTCCCAAGAGGTAGTTTCCAGCGTAGCGCCAACTACAAAGGGATAGACATACACGATACCGATGACTTCCAGCGTGTAAACCTTGGTTTTCTGAGAACCGTTGTAAGTAAACACGATAGTCCAGTCACCCAGCTCGGTCGGGTACAGAGCGACATAGCCGGTCGAAGCAACCTTGCCGGTCAGAGTTTTACCGCCCCTGCTCATGGTGACGGTCGAGCCTATATCAGCGATGACACGCACCTCGGCGGGAGAACCCTTCTGGCTCAGGGCATACAGAGCGTCATTCACCGTAGGGTCGCTGCCACTCAGTTCCAGTGCCGACTTGGTGGTGTCGGACAGCATATTTGCCTTGGTCAATGCGGTGCCGACCACATCACAGCCTGCGGCGTTCAGACCAATGTCGAGGGTGGCGGTTCCGGCGAGAAGCTGTGTGCGCCATTCCTCGAAGGTTGCAGGCATATCGGTAGGAGCCTTGATAGAACGGGACTTACCGTTACCCTTAATGACAGTATCTTTCATGAAATTTCCTCCTTACTCTCCGCAGTTATACAGGCCAACATAGGCGAAAGCGTCCACCGTGCGGTCGATCTTGGAATATAGCTCGGTTTCCACCTCGGTCAGCGTTGTGTCGATGACATACAGGAGATATTCAATGTTGTTTGCCGTGGAAAAAGTGAGATTGTCCAGACTGCTCGGAACCAGCGGTGCGTCCGAAGGAAGCGTGAGCTGCTTTCGGAGAACCGTCAGGTTGTTCAAGTAGGCTTTCACGAGAGATTGGGTGGGCGTATCACCCATCGCCCAATTCGTCTTTGCCGCAACCACCACTGAGGAAGGGTCATACGGAACTTGGTAGATCGGGTCATCAGCGACTCCTTTCTCCGCTCGGTATGCCGCCAACTGTCCGGGGAGAGAAGTCATGCGGTTGGCGATATAGGCTACCGCCTGCCCTACACGGTTCATGTCCCCGTAATTGTAAGCACCCTTCATACCAGCCATGTACTCGGTCTTTTCCTCAGCGGAAAGGCTCGAAAGCCCTTCCGTGAGGATTTTGTTTTTCAGGGTAAAAACCCTGTCTACATCGGCCTGTGTGCGGTCGTAGACGAGATTATCAATAATACTCATATCAGACCTTTCACCTTCAACTTTCCGCTCAGAGAGCCGTTAAATGTGATCTCGTCCACCAAGATCAATGCGTCCATTTCATCGGTGTAGAGCGTCTGCAAGCCAATCACATCGCCCACTTCCAACTCAGGATTGCCACGGTATTTTGTCTGATAGGTGTTCTGCATTTGCAGATACTTTTTCACCTGATCGGCAAGAGCGGCGCACATCGTATCGTTGGTGATAAGGGGGTTTTCCTCCTTGTCGATTTCTCCATCGAGAGCTACGGGATAGGAAACGACCACCGAGTTCTCAGACAGAGTTTTACCGGTAACAACTACGGTTTTAGTGCCGGAGGATAACACCAAATCCGCAGCTCTGGCGTAAATGTTGGAGGATACCAACGAGCCGCCAGAAACAGAGATAGAAACATCTTGTGCAAGACCAGAGAACTCGACATGAAGCTGAGTTTCGGTGGTCGTTCCCTCGAAAAGTTTGGTGGTATCATTTGCCGCCGTGTACGCATACTTAGCGACAGACACCGCTTTAAGCTGGTCGATTTTTGCGATGGATTGGGAGTCCTTATCAATCGAGTCAAAATCCAGCGTGAAGTCCGTTTCACGGTAGTAGAGCTTGCTCACCCGCATACGGCGGTACGGCAGGCCACCGTCCATCGTTACCTCGATCTTGGTACAGTCAATCGCCGCTTCGCTGTTGATGAACACCTCCGCAGAAGTAATACCCTTCACAGTCTGCGTGTCCAGCAGCTTCGTCCCGGCATAATACTTCACCTGAATAGAGGTGGGGTACTCGTCCAAGGGGGTATCAAAGCGGAGAGCCAACACGGGAAGGTCGTGAGAAACATCAAAGGTCTTGGTGAAGGTCGGCTTCGTGGTATAAGTGCCATCTGCCGCAGTCATCGCTTCACTGATAAACCCTCGACCGGAGGGGTCGGTGTCTTCAACAATGACCTGATCTCCACCGTCCAGTGTCCAGCGGTTCAGTTCCAATGCCGCATAGGTGTTACCGACCTTATTGCCACGGTCAACAGTGTCCCACTCGCTGTACCACAGATGACCGTTATCCGCCCATACGCCGCTGTAAATACCAACCACAGTCACGCCGAAGGGCTTGATGTGAATGATATTGTCATCGTCTGTAAACAGGCGGCAGCGGCAGGCGTGAGCAATCAGTTGCAGACAATTCATGTGTGAGTCAATAGGAAGCGCCGCCGTAGTGAACATCTGCTTCAAGGTTGGGTCAATCACCCAAGGGTGCGTACCTTGCGCTGTCAGCGTCAGGTCTGCGTCCAAAAGCACTTCCTCAGCCATGTCATAGAAGTTTTTGGAACCGAGCTTGCTCTTGTAAAAGGTTCCGGTCAGACTTCCAACCAGACCTGTCCCTGTGAAGGTGGCCTGATTTTTGGCAGCTTTCGGTTTGCTGTTCAGCACATACTTGTCCGCTTTCAGCCACTCGACCTTGCCCGTGGGAAGCATATAACCGTATCGGAGAGAAATCGGTGACTTCTTATCCAGATAGGCATAAATGCCTTTCGGATTATCCGGGTCATAATTGTGTTCGTAGTCCAAAAGAACAAACTGCATGGTTTCCTGCGGCAGTCTGCGGGAGAGCGGGTCTACATCGTGAGACTCCTTAATGGAAACAATGTCATCATTTCCAAATTTCTTCTGCACACCGTAGAGAACCTGTTGCAACCGAGGTCGGCGGTACGGAAGGGTGTTCCCCATCGTCAACACGATCTTGTCACAAGAAGCGACCTTCGTATCAATGACCACCTCTGTTCCCTCTACGGGAAGGGTCAGACTTTCCAGCACCGTCCCATTCAGGTAGAAATCAACCGTCACGGTGTCAGGCCATTCCTGATAGCGAGTGTCAAAAGTCAGGGTGATACCGGGGAAGGTATGAGGATTGCTGAAAGCACGGGTCAGCACCGCAGGGGTGGTGAACTTGCCCTCAGCATTACTCATGTGGCTCGAAACAAAGCCGTCATACATCGTCCCGGAAGAAGGAACGATGACCGTATTTCCATCCAGCGCCCACCGGTTCAGTTCCAACGCTGCATAGGACTCCTGATAATCATATCCGTAGTCCAGCGTGTCGAACTCAGAATAGCTCTGCGCCCCATTGCTGACCCAATTACCGTCTGTTGCCGCCGCTGTGTCCACCTGAGAGAAGATGATCTCCACAAAGGACTGCTCACGGAGCAAAGATTTCATCGACAGCTTGTAAGCGTTGCTTACCTGTTTCACGGCTACACCTCCTTAGAACGGTTCGCCGCAGTCAATGATGTTGACTTTGCAGTTGATGTAGTCCGCAGGAAGCCCCGTGTTCGGGTCAAGATGGTACGGGGTCGCCGTGCGGTCGCCGGGGTACATCTTTCGGGTTGTCCAGCGGTTGTTTACCATGTCGGGATAAGTGACCGTCACAAAGAAGTTCTTGTCAAAAATCTGCAACATGGCAGACCACTGTTCCGCTGTCAGATAGCCCCAAAAGAGGTTGTTGAGCTTCTGTTGATCTCTGCCGACCTTCTGGCCTACCACAACGCCGTTGGCATTTCTGGCAGAGTCTACGATAGTGGCAGACAGCAGCTCTAAGCCCCTGCGGGGCTGAGGAAACTTTGTGCCATTGATTGTAATGAAACTTTGCATTTCCTCAGCCCTCCTTAGTAGGCATTACTGAAAGCGCCGGTATTCACACGAACACCTCTGGCTCGGTTATAACGGTCATAAGACTCACCGATCTGATTGTCACCAATATTCACGGAGAAGTCCTTTTCTTCCACAACATTCAGCAGAGCGTAGATAGCCGCAATCACACCGTCATTGGCAACGGACACGCCTGCGGAGATACCTTCAACGATCTGGTCATTGTTGGCAACCGCCGTTCTGCGCCCCATCGCACCGACCATTTCCGCACCCGCTTCACGGGCGATAAAGAGCTGTCCTTCGTTCGGGAAACCGCCGTCTTCAAAGAACGGAATATGCGGAATATCCACCAATCGAATATCAAACGCCGGAATAAGCGTGATACCCATGACAGACAGGCCGTTGAACTGGATGTGGAACATATCATTGATTGCGTCAATGACACCGTTCACAAGTCCAATGATGGAGTTTGCCATCTGTCGCACAAAGCGAGTAATGGGGTTATCGTCCAGCGTCCATGCCGCATACGACAGGGACAGACCCGCCGCCAGTACCGCAAGACCAAGACCAACACCCGCACCGCTCAGGCACAGCAGGACACCGAGAACGATCAATGCGCCGCTGAGAATACCCGTGATGACCGATACGACTTTCTTAATGGAATTAACCACAAAATCCCAATTCAGGGTAGCAACAGCGCCAAGGCTTAATGCACCAGCCGCCATCAGGCCAAGACCGAGAGGAAGGGCGACTCCGCTTAGAGCAAGGATAGCGCCGACCGCCAAGAGTGCGCCGCCGACAACGGTGGTAATCATGCTGATCTTCTGCTGAACATTGTCGGAGAGGTCATTCCAGTTCGGCATGATAGCCGTACCCATTGTGACCGCACCCGCCGCCAGCAGAGCCAGACCCAACGGGATATTCGCCCCGGAGAATGCCAGTGCCGCACCGATAGCGAGGAACGCCACAGATACGACCGTGGTAATAATGGCAATCACATTCTGGATTTCATCGCTCAGGCCATTCCAGTTGAGAGCCATTACGGAAACCAGAGAAGTAGCACCAATCGCCATCAGCGCAATACCGAGGGGCATACACCCGGAGAAAGCGAGGATAGCGCCGAGTGCCAAGGTTGCTCCACTGACCAGCAATCCGACTCTGGACAAGGGAGAAGCCAGAGCGTCCGGGATACTGTTCCAGTTCAGAGCTGCGGCAGATACAAGCGTGACAGCACCAACAGCCATCAGCGCAATACCCAGCCCGGTTGCGACCCCGGTAAAGGCCAACATAGCGCCTACCGCCAGAGAAGCACCCGCCAGAACTCCCGTTAAGGTGGTCAAAGCGTCAGTGAGGTGCCGGTCGCTGTTATGCCAGTTGATAACAGCGGCAGATACAAGGCTTGCCCCGCCCAAGGCCATCAAAGCGATACCAAGAGGAAGGTTCGCCCCGGAGAACGCCATAATTGCGCCAAGCGCCAGCAGGAAGCCGCCGACAACACCTGTAATGAGAGCCAGCGTACTTGCCAGTTCGCTACTCATAGCAGTCCAATTCAGCCCAACGGTAGCCGCAAGGCCGACCGCACCCGCCGCCATCAGGCCGACACCCAGCGGAATATTCACGCCGGTTACGACCAGAATTGCACCTACCGCCAGCATAAAGCCGGAAACAATCGTGGTGATCTCTGCGAGAGTGTCCTCAATCATCTTCTTGATTTCACCAATGCGGGTCTGCACAGCGTCACCAAGGAAATCGTAGGTGGGCAAATCGAAATCAAATCCGCCTGCGCCACCAGCACCCGCCCCGGAACCGCTTCCCGTGTTAGGAGCAAAGACATTCAGCTCGTCAAAGCCTGCGGTGTACTGCTTCAACTTCTTGGCAGCACCGGCAGCGTCATCGAGATTATCAGCCAAAGACCCAGCGCCGACAGCAGCGCTATTCACTCCCGAATAGTCCACCTCCGTCAACTTGAAACCCGCAAGGTTGGCAAGGGCATTGGCGATTTCTCGAATGACCTGAACAACAGCGATTGCATAGGGAAGAATTGCGTTCAGTGCGGGAATGAAGATGTTACCGATAGCTCGTGCGGCCTGTGTAAGCTGTGCCTGCAAGATACGAAGCCGGTTTGCAGGAGCTTCCAGCGTTCTCGCCATATCACCCTGAGCGGTTGTCACCTGAGTCATAATGGTGTAGTATCTCAGCTCGGCCTTTTCTGCCTGCGTCATGTTGGCAACGCTTTCCTTGATACCAAGGTTCAAAGCAGTCTGCTCCAACCGTGCCTGCGACAAATCGTAGCCCAAGCGCCGCAGAGGTTCCAACTCGCCGGAAATACCGGACTGTAACTTCTGCATAGCGTTTTCAATGGAAATATTGAAGAAGGAAGAAATATCGTAGCCGAGCTGTGTCAGGTTTTGGCTCATGAGCTGCGCTCGTTCAGCCGTGTCACCGAAGCCGGTCAGCAGCGTGTTGAAAACGCCCTGATTGCGGAGCCACTGTGCCGGGTCAATACCCATGACATCGGATACCTTTTCAGCGTAGTTTTGAGCTTCTGCGGCATACTGCCCCAAGGAGACCGTGAACAGGTTCAAGTCTTCTTGGTACTTATTGGACTCCGTGACCGCCTGTGCGATAAAATGACCGATTTTGCGGAAAGTAATTGCAACAGCGGCGACATTCAACGCTTTCAATCCGCTCGTGAACTTCCCGGTCGTGGTGGTTGCTTTACGGGCAGAAGCGTTGTATTTCTCCGTGCTGGTAATCAGCTTTTGGATTTTGGACGGGAACGCCGAGAAACCGTTGGACACCTTCTGCATTTCATCGGCAAAAGGCTTCATGGCGGCGGCAAGGGCGGTCATCTGCTGTGTGAACTTATCAATGTCCGCCGCTTCCAAATCCTCGATCACCTTCGGCAGCTTGGAGAGCTGATTGATAAAGGTGGTCATATTGGCCTTACCCAACTCGGAGAGAGGGCGTAAACCGTTGGCAAGGGAAGTCAGCTTGTCACCGTCCGTCCATTTCAGGCCAGCGAGAGCGGTGTTGATTGCCGTGAGCTGGTTGGCGATGGAGGAAGAAATCTTCACATTCCCAACCTGACTCAGAGCGGTCAGCGCATTGGTAAGCCGGGTGATCTTCTGCGAAGCGTCACCGCTGTTCAAGCCTTTCAGAGAATTGGAAAGCTCCCGAATACCCTGAGCGGTCTTGCTCAGACCCGTTGCGCCGCCGTTGGTAGCGGTTTTCAAACGATTGAGCGTGTTAATCAGGTTTTGAAGTCCGGTGACCGCCTGCGTACTGTCATTGACGATCTGAAACTCCAACCCCTGAATTTCCACATTGTCAGCCACTTACGCCACCACCTTTCTCTTGAAATTTCTTATTGACCGATACCATAAAGGCTTCCATGTATGCCTTGGCTTGGTCATCGTGTTTTTCTTGAAGCTGCTTCTGCTGTTTCTTATCCTGCCGACTGAACAGCTCGTAGGGGCTTTCCCGATACGGCGTGGGCTTGGTTCCCTTCTTGGCGAAAGCACGAAGAACCGGGGCAGCGTCAATAAGAGCTTCGTAAAAATAAGCTCCTTGGAGCCAAGCGTCTTGATTTCTCAGGTCTTGCCTGATCTGCGCCGCCTTTCGGTAATACTTCACCAATTCGCAATCCTGTTCCCAAAATTGCTCATAGGTCATACCGATGGAAAGATAGTACGGGAAAACCTCATAAAACTTTGGGGTGTAAGCGAGAAGGGGAGCGGGGCGATGGTCGCCGCCGCCCCCCTCACTTCTGGAAGATCGGTCGCTTACCAGCCGGTCTTCCAGCTCAGGTTTCCCTCGTTGCCCTCCTGCTCAGGCTCGTCCAGCAGACTCAGCAGGGGGTCGTTATACATCTCTACCAGAGCGGCAATCAACTCGTCCTTGTGGTTCATACGAGCGTAAATGCTGTCGATCACATCACGCTTTACGAACCGATGATGGGCGAGGAACGCACCGGCAAACAGAGCCGGAAGCAGAGTCATAGGCTTGCGCTCCACATCGGCGGCAACAAAGCCGTTCTTCTCCATTGCTTCAACGGTCTTGCGGGTGTATTCCAGCGTGTAGGTCACGCCGGTAGTAGGGTCATTGATCGTCAACTGCTTTGCCATGATAAATCCTCCTTATCAATACGGCGATTGTTGGTGTCTTAGGTTGCGGAGAAAGCGATGGGGGTGGAAGGAGCGATGGTGATGTTCATGTTCACCACTTCGTTCACGCCGCCGCCCACGGGATACACGGACAGCTCACCGTCAAAGCTGAACTTGCCGTTAGAGCCATCGGGAGTAACAGTGCCATCGCTCTCGGTGCCGCCAAACCAGACCGCATAGCTGACCTTCTTGCCTTCCAAAGCCTTGAGGGTCTGGAAATCAGCCAGCGTGTAGTTGGCGGTGAAGGACAGACCATCAAGGGACTGGATACCGGCGATGTAGGTCTGCATATTGTCGCTCAGGGTGGTGGTTTCCAGCATTTCGGGTTCGCCGCCGAGGTCAGGAAACTCCTTAATGTCGATCAGCTTGCTCCACTGTTCACCAGTGTCGGCTTTCTTCATCAGAAAAACCTTGTAGGTGGAAATAGCCATTTCATTTACCTCCTATAAAGAGTGGTTCCGTCCGTTTCAGCCTTGTATCGGGCAACCAGACGGTAAATTGTTGCGTTCTCCAAATTGGGAACCGGGGACAGAGAAGTACGCCGGAAATTCTTGGCGTACATGAGATCGTCCACAAACCTCATGATTTTTCGGCAAACGGATTTCTTACCGCCTGCCTTATCGGAGTAGACATTCACCTCGTACATCAGCGTGGCGAACCTCTCCGTATCGCCGCTGTCCATGTGAGCTTCCGTGGTGTAGTTATCCTGCTCCACCAAGCTCACATAGGGGAAACGGGTAGGGGCATTGACATACTCGCCGCTGACCAAGATACCGGGAAACTGCGCTCTCAGGGCTTCCGCAATCGGCGTGTAGATTTGACTCTCCACATCAATCATGAAAACACCTCCTTCGCAATTTCCGTGAGCCGGTCTTGCAGCTCCTTCACCGTTTCATACATCGGCATATTGGCGGGGTTGCCGTGGGTGATGACCACGAACCCGCCATTTTTCTTTTCTTTCAGCACTCCGTTCGTGCCGGGGTCGCCGTAATAACCCCAAGAGTGCTGCTTGCCGTGACCCTGACCATATTCACCACGCTTCATGCCGAGTTCTCCGGCTTCCGGGTGATCGTCCGGGTAGGTCACGCCTGTGCCGAACTCAATGAACAGGGTAGCTCCGCCTGTCGCTACCACCGCTCGAACATTGTTCCCACGGGGTTCCACCGTCACGGAAACATCATTTGTGCCGTCATAAACGGCCTGCGAGAACTTGACAGAAGCTCTCTCCATGCCCTCTTGCGCCACCCGGTCGAGAAAGACCGCAGTCCGCTCTTGAAGCCGGTTCTTCCGGTTTTCGGTTTCCCGTATCAGCCGCTCAATCCCTCTCCCGGAGAGCGGAACATTGATCGTCTGACTCACGATACCGTCACCTTACTGACCGCATAGGAAATGGAGTTGATGGACTTGGCGACCCGCTTGACCATGTAATCGTAGAGCGGTTTCCCGTCCTTGTCATACTGCGGTTCTTTGTCGATGAACAGCACGGTATTCTCGTCAATGGGGCAACTCAGGTCATCGGTGACGATCACCTTGTCGTACCCTGCGAAATTACCGAACTGCTCCACCTGAGCGGAGCCGGTCGCCGCCGAGATATTGGCGTTCATCGCCACGGCAGGCTTGTAAACCACCAGTTCCTCGCCGGTTTCGTTGCCGTACTCGTCCTTGGCGGGAGCCTTGCTGTCATACAGCAGATACCAGAAGAGCGATTTGTTGCGGTTCAGCGTCCTCATGCACTCAACCTCCCATCACAGCGGCAAAGGGAACAATGTCCCTCAGCAGCGTAGGCGGTACATCGCCGTCTTCATAGGAGCGGGAGATACCGTTCTCGCTGTGAGCGGTCTGCCCTTCGGCTCCCCGCTTGTTCAGCAGATACACGGCGATCTCCACCTGAATGTGAGCGTACTGGTCAGGAACAGCGGTCACGGTGGAGTCAAAGGGATATGCCTTGCGGCACACCTTGTTTCCGGCGATAGAAAGGTAGGTGGAAAGCGTGTCCTCGTCTGTCTCGCCGGTCATGGCTTTCACCATTTTCAACTTCTCAGCGTCCGTCATGCTTTCCACCTCCTATCACTCAGCGGGTTCCTCGGACTTCTTGCGGGACTTCTTGATAATGGGAATGGGATTTTCCTCGGACAGATTGAACTTGGTAATGATTTCCTCACGGGTGAGGGCTACGGGGTTGTCGAGGGTATCAACAACCACCGTACCCATCACCACAGAGGTACTTTCCAGTTCACGCCGAGTAATCACCTTGTCCTTTGCGGTAAAGCCCACATTACGGAAGTGATCTCCCTCCCGCACATACACTTTTCCGTCAGAAACATAGAACATGGTGAACCTCCTTAGCCGTTGGTGATGATCTTCGCCAGCGCAATCGTCTTGGGGTCAGCCACGATAGACCAGTTGGCGGTAGCCGCAAGCTGAGCGTCCGTGGGGGAAGCGGTGTAGCCGCTGGTGGGCTTGGTGAAGCTGAAACCGTTGGGGTGCATGGTTTCACGAATACGAGTCACCAGAGCGTCATAGCCGCCGCCCTTGAGAGCATCACGGGTCAGCTCGGAAGGAACCTTCACGGGGGCGGGAGCGTACTGGATAGCGCCCAGACCAAGAACGTAAGTGGTGTAGGTCGCTGCCTTGGAAATATCCGCTGCGGTGGTGGGACAGCCATCGTCCACGATCACGGTCATGCCGTTCACCGTACCGATACGCAGGGGGCGCTCCACGCCGTTTGCGTCCGTGTACTTGAGGAAGTCCAGCAGTTTCAGGCCAGCCATGTTCGTGGCGACCTTGCTGTGCATAAACACAAGCTGGAAAGCGTCCTGATTGTCACCCACGGCCTTCTGGATAGCGTCACCGATGGTGGTAGCGCCCATCTTGTTAGCGTCCGCAACAGTGGTAGAAGCGGAAGACAGGTCGGTGGTATGGTTCGCCCAATCAGCAAACTCACCGCTGCCGGTCACGCCGAAGACCGCATTGAGGATTTTCAGCATGATGGACTGGCGCTGCTTCTGCCAATACTTGGACACCTGAGACACGATCTGCTGCATGGGGTCGGCACCGCTGTTGTAATCAACGATGAAATCCTTCTCCTTCCAACCATGGGCACGACCGAATACGATACCGTTCTGAGCGCCGCCAGCGGGGTCGGTCAGGGTGATGTCGGTTGCGCCATCGTAGTTCTCAGGAGTGCCGCCGATGACCTTGTAGAAGGGCAGGGTGTAGAAGTCAGAGCCGTTAGCGATCAGCCGTGCCAGCTCTGCGTTCGGGGCGACAGCGCCGCTCTCAAACATAGCGGTCAGAGTGGGGTCTTTTGCGTTTGCCCAGTTGTAGTTAAACAGCTCAGGGTCAAACGGGAAACCGAGATAGGTAGCCATAATGTTTTACCTCCATAATTACTTCAAAATTGTCTGCCAGTCAGAATGTTCCTTGATGAACTCCAACTGGGCTTTGGTGTCGAGTTTCAGAAAATCAGCCTTAGTCATCTCACCACCCTTGCCACCGGCAGGGGGCTTGGGGGTTTCTTTCAGAACCTTGGCTTTTACATCTTTTTCATACTGTTCCAGAAACGTCTTCTGTGCGGCAAAGACCTTATCCATCTCACCGTTCGCCATAGCGGTAGCGGCTTCGGTCGCCAGCGACTCAGGATAGCCCTGTGCGGCGAAACTCGCCTTGTAACTGGAAACGGTCTTCTCCTTTTCCAACCCCGCCAGCTTGTTTTTCATTTCCTCGAACATCTGCTCATTTTCCAGCTTCTTGCGTTCTTCCTCAGAAAGCAGCTCATTGTGCTTCTTCTTCCAAGACGCAAGCTCGGAAGCAGTCTTGTCAAAAACATCTTTCTTCACATAGCCGGTATAATCAGGGTTGGGAAACTCGTAGTTTGCGAGGGCTTCCGCTTTCTGCTCTGCGGTCATATCTGCAAAGCCTTCAATGGTGGAAACATCAATCTTTGCCATACAATCGTTCCTTTCTGCGCTTTTTAAAGTGCATCTCCGCACTATACCTTTGTGTTTACGGTTCTCTCCGTTTTGTGATTTAAGGCTTCTCTGCCTATTCAACGCCTTACGGCGATTAAACCAAAAGAAAAAGGGCTACCAATACCTTTTCGGTATCAGTAGCCCGTAATGGCTGTCCCTACCGCCTATGCGATAGGCTGTTCATATTTCTTTTTGCTGCTGACCGCCCACACGATCACTTTCTCGTGCCGCTCGGCGATCTCAACGGTCTTTCCCGTAGTCAAGATTTCCTCAATCTTCCTGACCACTTCCGGGGTCAGGCGGATTTCCTTTTCCATCAGGATTAACCTCCTTCTGCTTGCTTGCGAGTTCAGCGGCCTTTTTCTCCTGTTCCTCAGCGTAATCCATGCTCATACGATAGGCAAGCTGCGGGTCGGAGAACATACCGCAATGGGTAAAGGCCAGAACGGGAGCAATCTTGGGATTACTGAGCATAGTGGTCAATACGGTCGCTTTCTGAGCAATATTTTCATAATTGCGGCGAGTAAAGCGAACCTCTACGTTCGACAGCTTCAATTCCAGATCACTCAAATCGGAACAGATACGCAGAACCAGCTTCAAGAACTCTTTTTCGGAGAGCTTGAACATCAACTCGGAGTCCTTCGCTCTGGCTTCCGCTGCCGACCAACCATCACGCATGATGACCGCAGAGCCGGTATCGCTGGTGGAAGAACCACCGTTGCGGTTTGGCATACCGCAGATCGTCAGCACCGTGTTATAGAGGTGATCGACCAGTGTTTGTGTCTGGCTCTGGTTCAGTTCGGAGGTCAGATACTTGATCTCCGCTTTATACTGCGGGTCGATGTCCTTGAACTTGAGCGCACCCTCGTCCCGCAGCTTGGAAAAATCATCGCTGGAAATGTCCACATTGTGAAACAGCATGAGCGCCTGAACGAACTGCTCCACACCGTCAAGACGGTTGCTGTCCACCGTATTGATAGCGTCCAACAGGGGAAGGACGATCTCGAAAGCACCCAACCGAGCGTTGTTCGCTGGGTATTCGATAATGGGAATACCGAGCGACTGGGCTTCTTCCCGGACGATCATACTCTGGTTTTCAACCTCGAAATAGCGGTCTTTCGTATAAATGCTGTAAACCACTACACCGTCCGACCGCTGAATGTACTTCACACCCATTACGGGCGGTTCACCGATGGAATTGGCATACACCACGAAAGCAAACCGAGGGTCGAGGGTGTAAATCTCGAAGGGAGCTTCATCGCTTTCCTTCTCAAACACGCTGTCAGGAAGCACCATGCGGTATGCCGTGCCGCAGATGTGAAACCAATCTGCCAGTTCCTTATCTTTTGCGGCCTTATCCTCGGAAAGACAGTAGCCGTTCAGAGTGGTGATCTTGTCGGCAACCATCTTATCATCGCTTCGGCTGACATACTGAATGGGTTCCCCCATCAGATAGCCGACCTTGAAGGACACGATCTCATTGGCACGGTTCTCAACCACATTGTTTTGAATCTCAGGGCGGACTTCCTTTTTACGGTTCAAAATCGGTTGCCTGCCTTTGTAGTAGGCATAGAGATATTCCATATCCGCTTTGTTCGACCAATGTGTGATAAGTGCCTTTCTCAGCACGTTCAGAACATTGTCCCGTGTGATCTCCGTCACATCGGTAAAGATTTTCTTACGACCGAAACAGCCCAAGACAGAATACCTCCCCTCTACCTATTTTCTCTCTTATCATTGTATCAAACTCTCCAATGGTTGTCAATACTAACCTTTTATCATACCATTCGCCACAGCGAAAGTAAAGAACTCAAATAGGCCGTTTGAAAACTTCAACCTTGCCCCCGGACAACATACGGATTTCGTTCTCCAACAGGGAGAGGGAGTCAGGAGCGTCATCGTGCGGAACCTTGCCGGAGCGGGTGTAGGTGGTCACTTCCTTCATGAAGTTCCAATACTGACTGCCCCGCTTGTAGGTGGAGGGGTGCTTGAAGTAGAAGTTCTTCTTGATGTTGTCGGAAGCGAACTCGATACGGGTCTGCTTGTTGGAGATCGTGCGCTTCGTGCGGATACCTACGGAGTACCCTCGATCTCGAATGATCTGGTCAACATCTCTGGCATAATATTGACCGGCGTTGTTGGACTCAAAGACAGCAGAAGCGACCCTGTTGTCGATCAGGCACTTGGCACATTCCGGCTTCGTCACCTCAGCGGGGGAGTCATCAAAGACCACATCAACGATATACACAGCATTGCCGTATATCATCGCCACCGGCATAGAGGTCGAGTCAGAGCCACTTTCCGCCGTATCGCCAACGGCGATGATAGTGTCCGGGTCACGGTCTTTCGGCAGCTCAAAGAAATAGTTCAGCTCGTCCTTGTTGAACAGCAGACCCTTCGCTTCAAAGGGCTGTTGCTGGAACTCGCTCTCAAACTGCTCTGCGCTCAGAAGCTCCCGCTGCTCCCGGAAGTAGGCGGTGGTAAAGACCTTCTTGCCCTCCCGCTCGTACTCATAATTGCTCTCGTCCGTCACGAGATCGAGGGCGGGTATCTCAATCGCTCTCCAAGCCCAGCCCTCCCGCTGTGCGTGTTCCTGCACACGACCGATGGGGTCATACAGGGAATAGCGAGTGCCGGTAAAGACCATCGGCGTACCTTCAATGGCACGACCCATAATATCGCCGGAGATCACTTCCCACTTGTCATCAAGCCGCTGGCGGTTCTTCGCTTCCTCACGACCCTCTACACAGTCATCGAGGTAGAGGACATTGGTGGCTTCGGACAAGCCCACCTGTCGAGCGTCAATGGAACGACACATGATGGTGGGGAAACGGGACTTGCTTTTCAGATTTATCGTTTTTGAGTCAGCGTTGGTCTGTATCAGCCGTGCATCCGGGAATACATCGTAGAACAGATACTCGTTAGGGACTGTCAGGTATTCCAGACAACCATTGTAGAAGCTCTTTACAAGGTCATCGCCTGTCCCTTCCATCAGGGTCGAGCGGTCAGGGAACTTCCCGGAGAGCATATTCACAAAATTGATACCCGTTTGAGACTTTCCCGCTCGTTTCGGCATGGAGATCGTCAAAAGACGCAGCTTCCCGTCCAGAACATCTTGAAACCCCTGTACCATCGGTCTGAGATAGTGTTTCCGGGGGGCATAGAACCGCTTTTCCGGCTTGCGGTCGAGTTCGATATAGGTCATGAAGGAGTCAAAGTCATGGGGTGCTTCAAAGAGAAGACACCGCCGCCACTGTTCATAGAACTTCGCCCCGCCGCCACGGACTACCTGATCGGCGGAGAGTGCCAGCAGCTCCTTGTTTACCTCATGTGCCGCCGAGAAATCCTCGGTTTCCCACTCCCGGCATAGAGAAAAGAGGTCGCTGTACGCTCCGTCATCTCCCGGTCGGCGGTCGATCACGGCTCGGATAGAGCCGGAGAGTTTTTCATAATTCATGTGCATTTCCTTTCCAACAAAAAAAAACGAGCTACCCGTGTATTTCTACACAGATAGCCCGTCATGGCTGTCACTCCTGCCCTTGCAGAAGCCGATTATCTGGATTTTGCTATCAGCTCGGCAAACTCCCGGCTGTTTTTCTTAACCGTTCTTTCAATCAATCTTCCGTTGCTATAAAGCACTCGGAAAAGAACAGTAGCAGAGAAGATGTTTCTGGATTGGCTCATGGTCTTCTTTGTGCCACTCAAACCACCCACCACGGCACCGGCGCTACCAAACATCAAACCACCAACCGCCGCTCTACCGAGAGATACATTTTTGCCCCGGCTGATTGATTCCTGCCCCATGCCATCATCACAAGGCTCAGCGGCGACCGGAACAGGCTTACCATCTTGTAAGGGAAAGGCGGGATATTCCTTTCGGAAATCCTCAATGAGATCACTCCATTCTTTGTCCGGCAAATCCCAAACGCTTTCTGGCTTATTTCCGTTCATCGCCACTAAAGCTCCCGTGAGCGTTGCGTTATCCGAGCTGACCATGATTTCGGTTCCGTCTTCCAGTTCCCTCAGATAAAACACAAACGGGAGAGAACCTTTCCCCATGCGGAACCTTGTTCGAACCTCAATACTCTCATTCGGACAGTCCTGTTTGATGGTGCAAGACCGTTCACAGACTGTCTTGATAAGCTGATAGCTTTCGCTGGCAGTCATGGGTAACGAAAACTGATAGTACGCCATTATCAACCAACCTTTCTCGACCGGTCATACCATGTAGACCGACTAATGCCGAGTTCCCGGCAGCAGTCCGCTACGGTGATAAGACCGTCTTTTTGTTTTTGAGCGAGTTTTTCAAACTGCTCGTCATCAATCTCGGAAGCGGGTCTGCCGAACCCTCTGCCGGTCTTCGCCGACACCCGCTTGCCATCGACAACCGGCATAGCGGCGATACCCTCAGCCTGCCGCTGCTTGGTCTTCTTACGCTCCTGCTCGGCAACAGCGCCAAGGACTTCAATCAGAATGTTGTTGACCATTTCCAGCACCCATGTCTGGTCTTTGAAGTCAATCAGCGTGGTCGGAATGTCGAGAATACGGACGATCACGCCCTTCTGCTTGAACCATTCCAGCTCTCGCTTCATTTCGTCCTTGTTGCGCCCAAAGCGGTCGAACTCCTTAACAATGACTTCATCACCGGGGCGCACAATGGCTTTCAGAGCGTTGTACTGAGGACGGTCGAAGCTGCTTCCCGTGATCTTGTCGCAGTACACATTCTCGTCAGGAATATCGAACTTCTCACGAGCGACCTTGAGCTGCCGAGCAAGGTTCTGTTCCTTGCTGGACACACGACCAAGGAAGTATTTCATTGAACACTCACCGCTTCCCACGACATTTTCTCCATGTTGTTAAGGTATCGAATGAACTCATCGCCAAACTCATGACTTCCCGCAATCGCAAGATAAATGAGAAGTTTCAAGGATACGCTGTCATCTTGCCGATCTGGGTAAATGGTCAGATTTTCGTTTTTGAAGTGAACAACGCAGTTATTGTCCCTACACATTTTCAGGAAGGGATAGCACTCTCCCGCTCCGCCCTTGAACATGAAGATGGACGGAATGACCACGGTGCTGTCTTTCTTGATGACCTCGCCGTGAGGAACGAGCTTATATGCGTCATTCAACTTCAAAACCTCCTTCCGGCAGACGGGTATTGGCGGGAACAACAATGACCTTGTAATCCATCGCTCTGAGCATGGTGGTCAGCAGGGACACGGGAATGTCCTTGACATTTTTGTTATTCAAGCGTTCCCAAATGGTAGCGTTAGATACATTGAGTCTTTTTGCAAGTTCAGCGTTGGAAAGAGACTTGGAAGCCATGATCTCTTTCAGGATTTCTCGACCTCTCATGTTTATCACCTCGGCTTTATTATATACATCAAGTGTTTTATTGTCAAGCGTTTTCTTGAAAATGTTCTTTTTAGTTTTTGCGGGTATTTTTCAGCTCACCCCGCCCTCGCTGCCGCTGGCATATCCCCCACCCCCGTCACCCATTCCCGCCGCCCCGATCAGGCCGAAAAAGCGCAAAAAAACAGGGCAGCTATACACCGCCCTAACACCCTATACCATAACACCGCCGCAAATCCCATTAGAACGCCCTACACGGCGTTTAATATGGGCGGCAGTATCAGTGTAAAAGCCCGTAAAACACCCGTAAAACGCCTTTATGAATAAAGCATAAAAACAACCGCCCCGGAATAGCACCGGGGCGGCGTTCACTTATTCAATTTCAATATTTCAATCAGGATTTGCACCGGCAGCAGGAGAATTAACAATACAATATACACGCTTCCACCGCCTTTATATTTCCATTCTCGCAAATTCCTTCATCTCTGCGGCGAGGTCTTCCGGGCTATTTGCCCATCTGCTGACCCATTCCGGGAAATGGTGAGAAAGATAGCTTTCGAGGTTGTCGAGGTTGTCCGGCTTGGTGGCTATGAGCTTTATAGCCCCTACAAAATCTGCCGCCGCTTTCGTTACTCTCTCAGGCGCATAAAGCACTTTGCAGGACTTTTCACCGGAATAAACAAATTCCCGATCTTTCCCGGCGTGTTCGCAGCGACTCACGCAATTTTTGCAATTATCACGTTTAACCATGATGCAATCCCCCTTAAAATAAGATAAACAGATTAGAGCAACGCCCAATAATGGCGTATAACTGCCCGGTTTCGGTATCTTCGACCAATCCGCCATTGATACCGTAAACGCCCGTAGAATAGCCCACCTTTTCAAGCCTGCGCAGCGTGTAAATATACTCGCTCGGCTTATTGGTGTAATCTTCCGCCACTCCGAACCGCACAAGCTCCCGCAGCTCTTTTAATTTGTACTTTCTCATGCTTTCCGCTCTCCCTTCTGTAATTCTCTGTAAATCAGGCTTGTTAAAAGCTGTTCGGCCTGCTGCTCGGTGTACCGGGTTTTTTCCTGCTCTGTTTCTTCGAGGATTGCGCCGAGGTCATCAACCGCCGAACGATTGTAAAAATACAAGGTATCGAGGACAGACGGCAGACCGGCGCACCAGTCAGCAAAAGCAACGGCTTTATTTCCGTGATAATAGCGGACATCTTGCGGACATCCATATTTTTCATTTCTGAATGTGTCGAGGATAAAAGCGGCGATATTGGGGAAATCCTGCGGCGGGTTGTCCGTGTACCCTTCGGGGGTAAACCCATCTACGATATACGCCCGGATATTTTCGGCGGCTTTCTTGCTATTGGTTCTTAACATTGTCAAAACTCCCTTCATCAATTGGCATCAAGTGTTTTATTGATGATTAGAGTATATCAAGTGGTTTATTGATTGTCAAGTGTTTTATTGATATTTTATCAAGTTTTTTATTGACGCTTGCAACCGTCTGAAAAACTACACTTTTTTGCACTATACATTATAAAGGGCGAAAAACGCCGCCCAGATCAGGCCGGAACCCCGGCAGCGCCCACGCCGCCCCGGTGGAACCCGCCGCCGAT